GGCGTGAGCCAACGTAAGATTACGCTGTATCGAAGAAGAGTCGCACCGGATCGACTCCCTATTCCAGATCAGGATTTGTACGGGTATTTCTCAAAGTACATTAAAGAATACTATCCGCCACGCCACTTGTTAAAGAAGCTCACCTTAAGAAAAGGAAATAAGATGTATCGAATGCATTATGTTGACACTCAGGCATGTGCGCATGCCGAGGGGTGCGTGTGTTCAGTTAAGGTGACAGGTAATATAGGAACACCTTTAGAGGGCTGGGGAACGATACTGCTAGGAACAAGGGAGGAAAAATGTAAACAACTAGCTTCGGAATTGATGTCCCAATTTAAGATAGTAGATGGACTAGTGGTGTCAAGTCAGGATAATATGTTGAAACACACTTTAGTAAACAGACTTAATCACTCTCCCAATATGATCCCAATACCACCCCCAATACCAGGGAAAGGAGATACAATGGAAACTCCTCCTTATCTGCTTCCTCCAGAAATTGCAGAATGTTATAAATGGGCAGATAAGCAAGTTCTACCTAAATACTACGATAATGTAAACTTTGACATATTACATGGGGCACAAGAAGAGGTAGACGAGTTCCATACAGAAGTTCGAAAACGTTCTGCATATTGGTCAACGTTCGGAACAAAGAAGGGCCGTCCTTTTAGAATCCCAGCTTTGAATAATGCGAGAGGAATAAAGTACATAGATGCAGTAATGGGATATTCAAGGAATACTAGAGGCCTGTCCCCAGTAGGTCGTGAAGTGATAAAGCATACAGATGAAGCAGTAAGACGACTTTACAATGCAATGGGATATGGTCCCGGGGATTTTGGTAAGGAACCCTCAAAAATAGACTTTACAATGGGAACAAGTTCATATCTGGGGGGTTCATGTGGACTTAGGCCTTTCACGGCGGTAAGGAAGGTTCTAGACTCAGGAGAGCCATTGATCATAACAGCAACTGGAAAGAAAGTAGATGTTCTCCAATCTGACTATGAGCAAATTTTTGATTATTTAGTCAATGATAAAGAGCCAGAAACTTACTGGACCTTTGTGGGAAAGGTTGAGAACTACTTCTCTTGGGACAAGCAAGACGATGATTTGACCTGGGAAGCTTGGTTGAACAAAATGCGCTTGTTCAATATACCTACCTCCCTTTTTATAAAGATGGAAGAAATGGTGTCAAAGGTTAGAATGCTAAAAGAACGAGGTAAGGTAATAATGATTGGACATAAGTGGCCTCATGGAGGAGCAGACGAGATAGCAAAAAATTTAGGAATAGACCTCTTTAATCATTGGAAGAAGATATTAGCAGAAGGAGACTTGAAGAACATGGACCAGTCAGTCATAGATTATTTCATTCAGTTATACTACGAAATGATGCTGGTGCATGAGGATCCCGAATCCGTGGATTACGCAGCAAAGGAAAAATTACTATCATACATAGTCCCACGGATACTGAGACGGCTTACTAGGCTATACTCAGATGTATGGGTGGAGCATTATGGCACTGTTCCATCAGGGTGCTTTAATACTTCCCACATGGACTCATGGATAATGGGTCTATATTTCTTCCTCTTCACCGTAGTTCAACTAATGAATGCCCCAGATGCTGATAAGGTTGATCTAGAAAAGCTAATAGAAGCGTCGAAGTTGATAGTTTATGGTGATGATCATCTGTACAATAAGGGTGAAACCAGAGTTAGTCATTATCTCTCAGCATATAATTTTAAGACTTTTTTAAAAGAGAGCTTTGGCGTAGAGCTAAAGGACATATACGATGGTATATCCTTTTTGTCAGTGGTAGATAGAGGCCGGGTGGTAAAACGAGGCGCGTGCTTTCTGAAACAATTCTTCATACTTAATCCTTACTCAGATATGGAGAAGCAGCCGACGTATCTCCCCTTTCGGGAGACAAATGAAATAATGATAAGAGCAGCATATGGAAGGGAATCCACCTCCCGCACAATAAGAGAGGTCATAGTTTCCTTAATAGGGCATGCTTATGGTACTTATGCGAGTAATCGCCTCACCTATGACCTTTTGTTAGAATCGTATAAGTATCTTGTTGGTAAGTATGACAAGGACTGGCATGACGATCCGCACTTAGAGTCAGTCTATATGTCTAAGTCCATGAGAAAAATGAGAGCTGCCGGGATTTCTTTAGAACAGTTGAAAAATGGATTTCCGACATTTGATACCCTCATACTTCAGAATCAGCTCCTCCCAGGATACCACAAGATGAGGGAGGAGGACTTTGATTATCTTTATATGGACTAGCTTAATGAGAAGGCT